TGAACTGGAAAACGGTATTAATATCTACACACGGATCTCGTTGAAGACCATGCCACGAATTTGCGATTCTGGCAATTCCAGACAGCAATACGAAAAGTTTGACTATAAAGAACATAGAATTTTCCTTTCAAAAGCCAGCACGACGTAGAAAGTCGGCACATTCAGAACAAAAATATTCCATTGACTTTTCAGCAAAAGCAAAGTTGGGATATTTGGAGAATTGGAAATCCCCTTTGTATAAAGAACACTGCCAAGGTTCGGAATCGTCGTGGGGGTATTCTATATCATCGTCGTATGGAGGATATGGAAGCATTTTTGACTCCTTATTTTTGAGGTTTATGCGTTATTTTAGTCAACAGTATGCGCATCCCACTGCAAGGAGGATCGACTAATCCTGTTCCGGAATTTCGAGAAGCAATTTGGGAACATAGATTCCCCTGTTGGTGCGGACCCAATCCGGTCCCTCAGAGATGACGCGGAGAACTTCCCCCTTGAGGTAGGGGCCATAATTTTCATGCATGATGTACATATAGTCTCCTTTCAAGAGTTTTATGGGGAGGTTTGCGTGTTTTTGGTCGGTATGCGCAACCCACCGAATGGGGGAATGGGTTTACTCGTATTTGAACATAATTTTCTATAACAAGTTGTGTATAATACTTTCGAATGAAAGTCAAATGTACAAAGTGCAATAAAGAAGTTGATAGATATCTGTCTGTAGTGAAGAAGTCCGCGAACCATTTTTGTTCTAGGTCTTGCTCAAATTCGTATCATAATAGCACGAGACCCAAAAGAATTAAATCCGGTATATGTAAATTGTGCCAGTCGCCAATTTTGTCACGTTTTTATTATTGTCAAATATGTAGAGAAAAAAGAAAATTAGAAATAAATAAAACAACAATTAAACAGTATAAAGACAGAACGAAAGATATGAATCGTTATAGGTATATTCGGGAACATGCCAAAAGAAAAACAAAAAATAGGACACAGATTTGTTTTAACTGTGGTTATACCAAACATGTAGAAGTTTGTCATATTGTGGCCATAGAATCTTTTTCAGATGACACACAAATTATCATAGTAAACGACGACAAAAATTTGGTTTTGTTATGTAGGAATTGTCATTGGGAACTTGATAATGGATTACTGGGCCTGGAGGGATTCGAACCCCCGACCAAGCGATTATGAGTCGCCTGCTCTAACCGCTGAGCTACAAGCCCATTCTCTTAATTTCTGCCATACTTGGATTTGCGGTTTCGATTTTTTGCCCGTTTCGCCTTTTCGTGTGACTTTTCACGTTCTTGACGAACGACAGGATCGAGTGATGCCAGATGAACTTCTGCTTTGGTAGCCAGTAAACATGGCATTTTTCGTGGACGAGTTGCAGTTGCCCTGGCCTTTTTCAGACCCGTTCCGTCTAACGTTTTGACGAATTTTGCGTCATCTCGTCGAGGCCTCTTGGTGGAAAATCCGAAATTGCCATCCCCAGCTTTCATTGAAAGAGGATCGGTCTTTCTTGCTTTTCGCACACCGACGGCGCGAATTGTGTACTCTCCTACAGACAATCCCCTCATGACGGCGAACTTGCGCTCATCCCCCTGAAGAACATTGAAAGGGCGCAGGCGCATATTCCTACGTTCCTCTTCTGTCAAATACGTTTTGTCCATACCAATCTCCTAAATTCTGTGTCTAATAACTTCGTAGACTTCAGAGTTTTCGAGTTTCTTCGCCCGCTCTTGGGCTTTGTCTTCTTCATCGGATCTGAAAACGGTGTCGAGGGCATATCTACCGTCTTTCATAACTTCCCACACTTCGATTTCTCTTTCTATCATATAACTCTCCTTTCAATAACCTATTTCGGGAGTCGAACCCGAACCTTCGCCGCTTATAAAAACAAACTTTCGTTTGTCTACAGAGGCAAGCGATATGCCCAACTTCACACCTCACAGGTTAAGCGCTATTTTAGGGCGCTACTCTAGAACTATGGCACTAACGATCCCTTTTGCTGGACCGAATAGTGTCAATATCAAGGTTCATTAAAGACAGAGCATCCCGAAAGATAAACATGACTTGAGCATAGCAAGCCGAAACACACAAAGCGAATCCATAAAACTATCGGACTCGCAGTGCGAACTCGGACCATATCTATCTTTGCTGTCCCGCGCTACATTTATCGTACCAGCACTTCAAGACCCAATAACCACCAGGATTATTGAACCTTGACGCCGCATCCCCAGCCCATAATAACCAATTCCGCTATCGAAGAATAACGACCAAGCTACGACTGATAAGATCGTAGCCGACCCGATAAGAACATTCCTCGAATTGTGGCGCAATAGTTTAATTGTGGACTATTGGAGATGGAATATCACTCGCGCGATTTTCGGCCCGACTAGAGACAAATAAGGTCGCATAATAACCGTGGAACTACCGACGAATCGGCGTTTAGCCACATTATGCAACCATCATTATGACTCTCAGATTATAAGACTTCCTTACACTCTTTCCCGATTAGGTTTTTTCTTGATTACATTCTTGACTCCCTATCAAGGCGCTATCCAAGACGTAACCAAGACCGATAATCGGTATTAGCGCACTTCGTCCCATAATCAAAGACGGTCGATAACCTAACGTACTGATAGGCATGAAGTGGGACTTCAGACCGATAACCTTGACTGACCCTCAGACCCTGAGCGCGATCCCCGCGCCCAACCAGACCCTACATACGGATCAGGAGCATTATTGGACCTACCCTCTCTTCAGCGGTCAGCCCGATAACTAATCGGACACCCGCTACTCGGACGTTGAGCCCTTCCAGACACCGACAGGGACTAGCTTATGGTAGCCCTATAATTCCAGAAGTTATCTGGACTCTCGATGTAAGGCGAGACACGTCCTATAACCCAGAGGTTTAGGCATACGTACCTATCCAATATAGGACGCATCTCGGCTGACACCGATAAGGAGATAACGGTTATTCAAGCGATACCGTAAAACGCTATAAGACTAAGCGCCATGATCGGACTACGCGATCTTCGCAAACTTCGACCGAATACTCGCGGTCGATGCACGCTGTCCGAGAACCGCCAACGCGATGGTAGCCGCGTTATCGGAACCGAAATCGAGATTCGACGGAGGGGTATAACCCTCGCCGTGCGCGGCCAGCAACTTGAGACTGTCGATGACCTCTTGCGCGTCCAACATCGCCTGTTGAGGATTCTTGACCGACAGGATAGCCTCGACGAACTTCCTGTTCGCCTTGTACCGAGGGCCTGTCCGCAAGAACAACTCCTGGACGTTGACCGATCCCGACTTCGGCTGGGTGGTGGTGGTGCTCATAGGAGACTCCTATAGTAGAACCTACACCATCCCGACCACAGGACCATCCTATAATCAGGATGGCGCTTGCAAGTCGTTATGTCTGATAACTTCCGCCTTTACGGGTATCGCATTGCACGATAGGATACCTTGAATTGACTATCTAAGTATACTGCGCTTTTCGCGGGAAGTCAAGCGATTTTTTCGCTTTTTTCTTTTTTTCCCCGCGATACACTGATTCTAGGCGCGTATCAAGGTGAAGTCAACCTATTGACCAAGTTTTTTTTATTATTGGTATCATCCTATAATATTAGATCTGGTTGTGATTAAAATAAGATATTATTGGCATTGTCCTATAAAAACAAAGTCCTATAGTAATTTTCTTTTTGGTCCGGTAATAATAAAAAGTGCGCAGGGTTCGCCCGCTCGCAGTGCCTTATCGGAACCTGCCCGCGTCGTCCTACTTTTTTGATTGTCTGATATATTCTATGATAGAAAACCAGGATTGTCAAGCCCTATAATAAAAATTTTTTCACGTCCTATAAACTCAATAATTCAACGTCCGATAACCGCAGTGCTGTAGTGTGTAAAATTATCGGACGTTTTTCAGTCCGATAATTCTTCATGTTATCGGCAGTGCCTGGTCCGATAATGTGTCGCCGGCGCAAAAATTATAGGACGAAGGCAGCGCTTCCCTCCGTCCCATAATCTTTTTGTTATCGGCTATTCCCAGGATTGTCTGATAACCTCAGCCGCTCGAACGTCCGAATTTGGCATTTTTCTTGCCGCGATTTTATCGGAATCCTGCTCGTCAGCGTCCGAAAACGTGATCCCACCCAACCAACCGTCCGATAAAAGAGTCTCTTTCAATCTCTCTACCGCTCTTGTATCGGACATTGCCATCGCCGTAGTCCCATAAAACCTATGGTGGAATGGTCCGATAATGGTTGCAACCCACATTTTACCGGACCTGCTCAAGCCATACTTCAATGTTGACCGTTTTTTCAATTTGTTCATCATAGCTTGACGGAAAGAAAGGGCCATAACTAACCTCCTTATAAGACGTACCCCAGTTTAGTTACCGGAACGCCCGATAACTTTGTCTCGTTACCTTCCGAGAAAGTCCAATAAAACCATCATTTCGTCGAGGTTCGATAACTTGTCATTGTCCCATCGCGTCCGATAATCGCCGTCAAGTGTCTCTTCAATTATCATACCATCATGGTAGACTTTGGTTATCGTACCGTCATCGTTATAAGACGCACACACGAACACGTCCGATATATTGATTATCGTTGTATGGCCCGATAAGTCACAGAACCCCAACACCTCATTATCGGACACAACCTGCAAGACCCGATAACTGTCTGTACTGCCGAAGAGTCCCATAACGTCTCCCTCTTTAACCAGCATTGAAGCACCCCTTTAGTCCGATAGTATCCACCATAATTGGGCGGCTCCGATAACCACCATGAGGATACTTAGTCCGATAAGTGCGATCATCCGATAACTCCTATCGTCGGCTTCGTCCGATATGTTTGCGGCCATAGCTATTTCCAGCGACCGATAATGCGTTATTAAACATTGCGATTGCGAGCCCGATAATCACCAAAGCACCGATTGTCAAGGTCGTTTCCATTTTCATTATCTCCCATTTGATACCCAAAGTATAGGATAGGTCGGATGGAAAAGCAAACAAAAAAGAAAAATATTTTATTAGTCCTATAAGTAATGCCAGGTTGCGTATGTATGGTCTGATAAGTTATGGTCCGATAGCCTTTGGCGTCAAGCCAAAGAATAGTCCTATAATTAGTTAAAGTGTTAATGTAATGTGTTAGTCCGATAAATGGATATGGTTATAAGATCATTGAAAGTCCGATAAGGGTATGGCGGTTTTATACCGATAATGTTTTAGTTATAGGACCGTCCGAAAAACGCTGGGGGTTAACGCGCACCAAGACTCTAAAATGCATCCGAAGTTGGAATCAAAGAATACTGATCTTGGGCGTCATGCATCGTTCCGCTTTGCGGAACAAACGTATGGGGTGCCGGTATTTTATAAACGAAAAAATGAAGTGCTTGCTGATCTATAAAATGTTACCAAAAAAATCTGGTACTTAATGTATATTTAATTAACAAATGGGTATAATAGAATAGTCGGATTTGTTTTAAGTAAACAACTTTTAAAGGAGAAAAATTATGGGTTTTGGTCCAGTAACGTTCGCAACAGCACAAAGCGTAGATGAGGTAGCTCCGGGTTCGCCAGCTTTTAATAGCGTAACACAACCGCCCGGTCAAGATGAAAAGTACGTATGCTCCCTTACACTTCCTACGACAGATTCTGACGGTACATCACTAACCGGACTAACAAAGCTTGCCGTATTTACTACCGTTAAAGAGGGCGATGTAAATCCATATGAAGGTCTTTCTATGGATCAAATTATAGCTCTAAATAACGAACAAAATGGTGTAATTCTAACCCTTGATCTTACGGTGAACACACCGGGATCGGTCGTTGAAGTAGAACTACCAATTGTACTACTTGGTTCAACACAACAGTTTGCTGCTGCTTGTTCGGATGAAGCATAATGTATAGTAGAACTTCAATGACAACAGCAACATCTAGACCCAAAAGCGGTTTATTAGGTAAGATTTACAGTCTATTAGTAATTTTTGAAAGGATCGTGATCTTTCTAGCAAATCTCAGAAAGAAGTTCAGTTGTTACTGTAAATGTGCGTACATTCGCATGTTCATGTAACAATCACCCATAAGAACTTTACTGTCAAGCCCCGCTCCTCGAAAAGAGCGGGGTTTGTCTTTTTTTTGAATTTAAAGAACAAATCGGTCAAAATCGCGTATAATATTATATGAGAATCAAAAAAATGAACGCCAACGAATACGACACCCTTAAAGAGATGGTCTTTAAATATGGTCCAGAAGTAGTGATGGGCGTTGTGTTAGATTCTATAGGAATTATTTTACAAACAACAGCATATAAAAAGAAATGGAATTCTATTTATAAAGTTATAAGAAAAAGTATAAATAAGATTGTTAAATATGAAATATAAAAGATTTATTACATCTATTTTATGTTGGATAGGAATTCATGGAGAATCTAGGCTTGTAAGTATATTTAATTTGTCTAATAAAGGGCGTTTTAGATGTTCCATATGTAAAAGGATTTTTAAGAGAAAATTATATTTAAAATAAAAGGAAGTATAAAATTATGATGTTCAAAATTTATAAAGATCCAAATGGCGGGATGTATTATTTGGGAGAAGAAAATGATACAGCTATAGGTCTCGCCGGATTACCAACCGTAAACGATACATTGGTCCAAATAGGTATGGAAATAAAACGCCGCGATATCAAAATCGCAACCATTTATTTAGAAGGAGAAATACTCACAAAATTAGAATGGTTGGATAGATAAGTCATATGCTCAAACGCACAATAATACTAGGCTGTCTTGCTTTAGCAACCGTAGGTTGCGAAATTATATCCCGTTTTCGTTCCGGCTAAGAAAATAAATTAATGACAGACAATAAGAAAAGTTTATTTTTAATATTGTTTATTGTATTAATAGGCGTTTTATCTATTTTTGATCAAGCAAAAAGAAGTAGAAAAATAGATGCAGAATTAATTAAATTAGAATTAAACTGTAAAGAATTAGAAAAACTTGTGAAGGGTTTAAAGTAAATGAAACTTAATTTAGGTCCGTTTAATAGGTGTGTAGATTATCTTCCAACACACATTGGCCAATTTGATTATACAAGAGCGAAAAAATGTTTTATGGTCAATTATGATTTTACAAATCTACAGGGTATACATTTGATTGAACAGGAACCAAATCCAGATGGCATTATCACATGTCAAATGTTTGCATCTGCATCAACAGATATGAAATCAGAAGAAAATCTCAAATCAAAACTAGAACTTAGAATAATAAATCTTATATTGGATGCTCATCGTATCTTAAACAAAGAGGTAAATTTAGAAAAAATACAAATTCCATTTAGTCAAGATATAGAAATAAAAGAAGATAAAATAGGTGGAGGATTTTATGGTTGGTGCGAATTAGGAATACTAATAGATAATTAGCTTGTCTGGAAATTATATTAGGAGTAATAATGATACACTGTTGGGATAATAAACCTCTGCGAGACTTGGAATATATTATAGACTTGTTTGAATTTTATTTAACAGAACATTATAGATGTGTATTTTGCCATGAACAAAAATTCGATGGTGGACGGTTGCAACACAAGGAATCTTGCCAAATAACTAAAGCTAGAAATATTATTTCGAGTTTAGAGTGCGGGGATGATTAATGTTTAAATTTTTAAAGAAAAAAATTAAACTTGTAAAACAAAGAAATAGATACGAATGTTCTGTAGCATGTTTATCTATGATAACCGGATGTGAATATTATAAAATATTAAATGCTATTAAAGAAATCTCTGGAAAAAATTGTGGCGAAGGAGAATTGGGATTACATGTAGGATATTTACCCCAAATACTAAAAGATAAATTTAATATAAAAAGTGAACAAATAAAATTTGAATCATTTAAAAAAATAAAGCATTCATGCATATTATCGTTATGTCCAAGAGAATTGTCTATATACAGTAATTTTCATGGTGTTGTATATGATAGAAATAATAAAGTAATATTAGATCCATTAATAGACGAACCTATTAAAGATATAAAAAAGTATATGAAAAATTATAATATAATAAACTGTTTGGAGGTTATTAATGTGTGAATGCGGTTGTTCATCTTGCGGTGAATTCTGGAAACTACCGGGACCAAAGGGAATTTTTTATATAATCCAAAAATATCCCGGATGTAAAGGATGTTCCGCGCCTTGTGGAATTGACATACAGAAAATAGGCAAAGAAAATCCCGATTATGATTTTCACAATGAAACTAAAGAACTTAAATTTTATGGAGATAAATATTTCCAATCTGCTGCAATAGGATTCTTCTCTCGTGATGATCTACATATTAAACTTAAAAAATATCTTACAAACTACTTTAAAACCAAAGATTGTTCAAAAATAGAAGATGAAGAATGTAATCTACAACATTTGGATTATATTGACGCCGATATTATAGCAGATGAATTTTCGGACGAGTTTTTCGATGGAAAATAGAAAGAATATAGAATTGAATAAATTTAAAATTGCTGTTAGACAAGCCTTGGCTGATTATATTTCGTCAGAAGGTTGTTCATGTTGTCAAAATATAGATAAACATAATGAGGCACAAGCTAAACTAGCGGAACTTTTAAATGTACCACCTTATGGCGACGAAAGTGGATACGATTTTGTTAGGTTTAAAACCAGTTAATCTGTCTGGCATGATATATTATGGAAAATGACAATTTAAGATTAGATCAAATATTTGACGATAACCATCCACTTTGTGATTTTTATAATCATTGTGATGAATGTCGCAAATATTGGAACCGTATGGTTTATGAAGAAATGTGGGAACCTTATAAGGGATGGACGGATAAGGCTATTATGGAATTTTTGATATAATGATTTGTAAATATTGCAAAGATACTGGAGAAGTAATTTTACTGAACGGATCTAAACCCTGTCTAGATTGTTACAATAGATATAAAGATATAAAATGCAAGGTTCATCCAGATATTAATTGTGAAATAATATTAACAGGTGATCACAAAGATAATCAAGATCATACGTATACAAAATTTTATTTTTCATGCGGCAATTATGTTATTAGATATACAAGTTAATTTAGAGTTAAGAGAAGATTTTTATAATTTCTTTAGTAATAAAGATTATTTAAAACAGGCTATTATTAAAATATTTGACGATACAATAAAAGAACGTCTTAAACAGGAAATAAATGACATGACCATTAAAGCAGGAGATTTTTATGAAAATATTAGTTCCACATAAACATAATGATATAATGATTCAAGATCTAAAAAGAGGCGAATGCTTTTGGAGTAACAATAGATTATACATGAAAGTAGAGATTCATGGTGGACCATACGATAATGATAAATGCCGTATTTTAGATTTAGCACAAGGAGTTATTTTTATACTTAATAATGATGTTTTGGTGACACAAGACAATAATATATGTATAACAGAATTACAATCTGAAGAGAAAATGAATAGAGAAATTTCTATAGAAAATTCTGCAAGAAAATTGTGCAAAAAACTTAATGAAATAAATGAAAGCGAAGAATACAAATCTGTTTGGGAATACTTATCTGTTCATGGTATAAAATATGATGGTCCGGTTTATGCAAAAGAATTGAAAAATTTAGAAAGCGTTTTAGGAGAATAATATGGATTTTATAGGTTTGGTATTTAAAAAGATTCAAATGTTTATTGCTTTTGTGGCTGCACTTTTAATATATTTCGGATATTTTATAGCAAGCTTCTTTAGGAGAAAATAATAATGAATTGGTATAGAATAACTTTAACAGATGGTTCAACATGTTTCTATGAGATTAATCTTGATGTTGACGGTCTTATATCAGAAATGCACGAGAATCATCCGTTGAAAATTGAAAGAACAATTGTTTTGATTCCTCATAATCAAAATAACAAACAGGGGTTGATTGCTGTAGAGCCGAAAAAAATCAATCCTATGTTTATGGGCTGCGACGATAAGAAAGAATATATTTGCGCGAACAAAATAGTATCGTTCGGCGTAATAGATGTAGATAGTGAAGCTTGGACAAAAATTTATGAAAGCGTTTATCAAGAATCTAATTTGGTTAAACCAAATATGAGACTAGTGTTACCAGAATGATAAATGCGGCTTTAACAATTTTATGTGTTATTTGTTTAATAATTTTAATCTTGATAGCTATAATTTATAAGGAATAAGATGGCTAAACTAAAAGCACCAATTTATAAAGAAGCAAATGTACAATCGTGTAATGATTTGCTGGAAGAATTATTGGCAACTTGTCAAGAATTAGATTTTGTATGCAGGGCTAATGTTCCAATTTCAAAAAGTGGAATAAGAGTAGGTTATGGTGTTAGTGAATCTAAGAAAGCCATAGTTTGTGATACTGTTGTAAGTATAGTAAAAGAAATAAAGAAGATTAAAGGATGGTAGATATTTTAATTAATTTTGTATTGCAGTCGATTATCGTATTATCTTATTTTTTTGGATTGTTTAATTAACTTTTGTTTTTAAAAGGAAAAGAAAATGGTTAAAGGCGATTCGGTATCGGTCGTTAGTTGTCCAGAATGCGAAATTCTTCAAGGTAAAGTAGGGGTAGTAAAAGAAGTCAATGAATCCGGCGATAAGGTTCGTATTAGTTTTGGCAAGGGTCGCCCACAAAAGGGTCGCCCAGAATGGTTTGAGATTTCTGGCCTACAACCATCTACTCAAAATTCTGTAAGTATGCAGGTTAACGGAAAATAATATGGAAACACAAACTAAATGCGATTTATTGCGTGGAGCATTAGATCAACTCGTAGCCGCTTCAAAGATTTGTATTGAAAACGGGTTTAATAATCAGTCATTACTTAAAAGATATTGTGATCAAGCTGAAGAGATACTTAAGAAGGTAGAATTAGATGCAAGATAGAAGTCATCAACCAGAATTTCTTTTTAATTTAACCTACGTGCCAAGAGATAATTTTTGGCTATCATTCAATGATATATTGCATAATATATCTTGTTTGTCTATGGCGTTAAATAATAAAGAAGATCCGTTGTTTATAAAAAAGATAGTTGAGAATACAAAGTATAGACTGGAAGAAGCACAAAGATTGTATAGTCAAGGTAGCCAAGCTAGACCAGAAAAGAAGGTTATGGCTCCGTATGATGGTATAAAGGGTATTTCTATGGATGGATTTGTAAAGGATGAAATATGAATTATATAACAGATAGTGATAGAATAGAATTTCTTGAAAGACAAAATGCTAAAGCGGTATATACTGGAAAATGTCTATTCAGACAGTCTTCAACTGGTCGTGGCTGGAGACTTCATGAATCTAGTGGTGGTCCTAGGTCTGAAAAGGTTCACGATACGGTTAGACAAGCTATTGATCATGCTATGAGACTAGAATCACAGAATAGCAAACAAAGAACAAATGAACATCAAATGGATGGTCATAATGCATAAATTGGAACCATGTCTAAGATGGATAGAATCGTGGCGTAAAGATAAAAGCGATAGATGTAAAATGCTTTATTGGAAAAGTAGAGCTAGATATGCTGAAACAATTTTAAAAATATGTTTTAGAAATAAAACTAAAAATAGAGCCGAGCATATCAGGGGTTTAGAATTAAAAATAGAAAATCAAGCACAACAGATAAAAGACATGCAAGACACACTAGAACTTAGAAATATTGAAAGAAAGGCTTTAAATATTTTGGTTGGTTGCGATGGTCCATGCAATAGACCATACATGGAAGATCCATCTAGTGTAACGTCAGAAGTTATAAGAATGGTAGATTGGCATTATAAACGTTTTATGAATTGGTGCAATAGAGGAGGATTTGATGCTTATCAAAAATATAGAGATGAATATAAAGGAACTAGATATGGACCTAAATAGTTCTTTTACTGTTCTTCAAAATAAAGTGGATAGAAAATATTTAAAATTAAAACACAAAATATTTAGAAAAATTTGTAAATGCATTAAAAGCGGAAAAACACATCATGCTGTTAAACAACCAATATTTATGAGATCTAGTGTTTATAATAGAATTATGGCAAAAATAATAATAGATTTCAGAAAATTAAGTATCCATCATCATATAATATATGGTTCAGTAGTTTTTTCTTGGGATTGGAAAATAGTATGAAACTCAAATTTAATATCAGCAAACCGGGGCAGAAACACCTGTACTTTTCTGTCGAGCAAGAAAAAAAAGAACCTTTTATTTATTCTATTAATGGCAAAATGTTAAGTTGTATTCAACAATCTGAATTAGAATATTTAATCAATGAGGGTAAATATTTTGCTGTACTTTATTATTTACAGAATTTGTGTAATGAAATTTTAGATCATGATAAGATATTTGAATTATGTAATTTCATATTAAAGACATTTATAATGGAGAAAGTTTAATGCCATATATAAAGATAGATAGTAGAAAATATTTGGACGAACAAATAGATCAATTAGCTGCAAAATTTATTGATAAGATTACTTCTAACGATATTCTTTGTGGTGAATTAAATTATACTATATTTAGAATTGTAGATATGTTGACTAATCCAAAATTTGTTGGTGCAGAAAGACGATATGCAAGATTTAATGCTATTATTGGCGCATTAGAGTGTTGCAAGCAAGAAATATATAGAAGGATGGTTGGACCGTATGAGGATTCTAAGATTATTGAAAATGGTGATGTAATATGAGAATAATTAGTCTTGAAGCAGAAAATGTAAAATGCCTTAAAGCTATTTCTATTAAATTTGACGAAGCTGTATTAGTAATAGGCGGCGACAACGAGCAGGGTAAGTCTACTATTCTAGATTGTATAGAATACGCTATGTGCGGTTCAAAGAAAATTCCACCGAAACCTATTCGTAATGGTCAAGATAAAGCAAGAATAGTTTTAGAATTAGACGATATAATAGTTACTCGAACATTCACTAAAAATGGAACAAATCTTGTAGTAAAAAATAAAGATGGTGCAACGTTTCCTAGTCCACAGGCTCTTTTAGACAAACTTATTGGAAACTTATCTTTTGATCCATTAGCGTTTTCTAAAATGGATTCAAAGAAACAAATAGAAACATTAAAAAAGATTACTGGTTTAGATTTTGATTCTTTAAATAAAGACTATAAAAAGTTTTTCGATGAAAGAACAGAAGTAAATAGGAAGGGGAAAGAACTAAAGGCACAATTTGACGCCATAACATTCACCAAAGATCTGCAAGACAAAGAGGTGTCTGTATCCGATCTATCCAAGGAGTTAACTGATGCGTTGGAGCAGAATCAAAAAATTGATGAACTAGAAAAAGGCATTACTAAAAAGACGATTAGGATCAAAGAAATAGAAGTTTTAATAAAATCCCTCGAAGAAGAAAAGTCTAATCTGCGAAAAGAATTAAAGTCAGATAATGAAAAACTAGAATCTTTTGACATTTGCGATATAAATATTATAAAGAATAAACTGTCTTCAATAGAGGATACAAACAAAAAAATAAGAGAAAATCAAAAGAAAAAAGCATTAGAAAAAGAATTAGAAAAACTTAGAGAAAAATCTCAATTATTATCAGAAAAATTACTAACTATAAACGAAACCAAAAAAGAACTTTTATCTAATGCTAAATTTCCAGTAGAAGGATTATCTTTTGAAGAAGTTGGTGACGAAACTATTCTAATTTTTGAAGGCTTACCATTTAGTCAGTGTTCTACGGCAAGACAGATTAGGATATCGGTTGGGATGGGGCTTGCATTAAATCCTAGTCTTAAGTTGTTATTTATTAGGGAGGGCTCTTTGTTAGATCCCAGTAATCTTAAGATAATATCTGAAATGGCAGAGGAAGCAAAGGCACAAATTTTAATAGAGAGAGTTTCACAGGGCAAAGAATGTTCTATTGTGATAGAGGATGGTGAACTTGTTTAAAGTATTTTGTGAAGATATGAGGTTGGTTTTTGTAACTATATTTCCCTTTTTAGAAAGAAAGTATGACATATATCTGGCTGGCTCAATGTCTGGTATGCCAGAACATAATTATCCTGCATTTATGCATTACGCGAAAAAACTAAGAGAACTAGGATATTCTGTGTGGAATCCGGCAGAATTTAATAATGTAGAAAAGTCCCCACAGAAATGTATGAAAGATGACATTAATGCCATAATTAACAAATGCGATATGATAGCGATTCTTCCCGGAAATAAATGGCGGTCGTCAATAGGAGTTAATGTAGAGGTAAATGTTGCTCATGTATGTGGTAAAAAAGTTTTTCAAGTTATAGACGCCGATGGTGTTATTGGTTTAAAAAGATTTTACACAAGAGATACTAGACCATATTGTTATACAAAAGATAGGTATAGGAATGATTCTAGATACCGTTCTTTCTTGAATTAATAATAGTTTATAATACAAGAACTATTTTATGAAAAAGATCGTAGATATTATAGGAAAAAAATTCGGAAGATATATTGTAATATCTCGTGCCAATAACGGAAATGATGGAAGATCTATGTGGTTTTGTCGATGTGAATGCGGTGGAGAAAAAATAGTTTCTGGAAAACATCTTAAATCTGGCAGGATTAAAAGCTGCGGTTGTTATAAAAAGGAAATTTCTACAAAACACGGTTTTTGTGGCACTAAAATATATAGAATATGGAAAAATATGATTCAAAGATGTATAAATCCAAGAGTTATTAATTATAAAAATTACGGGGGGAGGGGAATTGTAGTTTGTGAAAGATGGATGAAATTTGAAAATTTCCTTAAGGATATGGGTTCCCTACCAACAAGTAAGCATCAAATAGATAGAATAAATAATGATTTAGGATATTACAAAGAAAATTGTAGATGGTCAACATCTAAACAAAATAATAGAAACAGAAGAAATAATCATTTATTAGAATTAAATGATAAAACTGAATGTCTATCTGAATGGGAAGAAGAAACTGGCATAAAGCAAGAAACAATAAGAGATAGAATAAAAAGAGGCTGGTCAAATAAAGATGCATTAACCATTAATCCTTGAGTCCCAAATAGTTTTAAATTCTTTTGAATTTGCTATATCGTCGGCTAATACAATATATTTACCCCTTCTTTTAATTGGTATTATAATTTTGTTATAACAACAATATATTAATTCTGTACAACTCATTCTGTTCGAATCATTAAAATTAAATACAAAATCATATTCTTGATTAATGAATGTTTTTGCTAAAGCTAATGCTTTTTGTATATATTTTTGATCTGGTCTCAATATGATTATGTTGTCTGTTCTCAAAAAATTTATAACATCTTCTATTATAACGCCATCACTAGTGGCATGTATAACTCGTTCTTGATCTCCACCAAAAAAAAAAGCCAGCGTGAGTCCAGTATCCGGGTATTAAATATGTACTTAAATAATGATCCGATCTTGAAAGTAGAACGTCACCCGGCTTTATTACTTTAGAAATTGCCCTGTAATGTTCTCCTTTTATTTTATCGTTTGGTATGTTTATAATAAAGAATAGTGGATGTTTTATTCCGTAAAATTTAATATCGCCAATAAATGTTAAAAATTTAGACCATAAGTTATAAAATGATTTTATCACATTAGATTTATACACTTTTTTATTTTATTTATTTGTAATAAATTATATTCAGAATATATTTCAAATAGACTTTCAAAATCTAACTGAATACTATCGTCATAAGGATTTAATTTACCACGAAGCTCTTGACAATTCTCTTCTATTTTATTTCTTATTATAGATATACATTTTATTGAATCAAATAAAGTTGATATAGGTTTTTCTGGTGGTTGTACCCTTCTTTTTTTTGCGATTTCACATTGTTTATGATATATCAACTGAGTTGCAGAATCATTTATTAACATTGTCCATTTTGTTAATAATAATCTAATAAGTTGTTTATTCATATTTTTTTCTTCATAGATTTTATTATTTCTTCTGCTGATTTTTCTGCCAATTCAACAATATTATCTTCAAACTTTTTAATTATATCAGACGAATATCTTCTTCTTACAGCGAACGGTTTTTTGCCTAATGGATCGTCGGCCAATACATTTATAAACAAAAAATATTTTTCATACTTGCATTGAACGATCCATTCTTTTGGTATATTAACCCAAAGATAATTCACGAATGTATTAATTATTTCTGGAAATTTTTCTTTCATTTTCATTCAATAGTTTATACACTATTTGGATTAAACAAAGTAATATCGCATTCGAGATACTTTAATTTTTCTACAATAGTATATTTAACCCTGTTCCAGTCTAGTCCACCATTTCCACAACCTAATGGCGGAATGCCGACCGATATATTGCCGAACCCCGACAAGTACGTTCTAAGCTTTTCCAAACCATCGTCTATGTAAGAGTATTTAGACGGGAATCTCCAATGATCTTTTGTGGCAAAGTTCACAACCCATTCATCGTCACGCTTCCATACCCATATGTCTCCGGGCCTAATTTCGTTCTTTAGACATACTTTTCTATATTCCCTGAACATCTTTGGATAACGTTTTTTGAATTCTAAGGCTACGCCCTTTCCCATCACTCCCGCACAATTTATAGTATTCACTATAATATCATATTTGTTATCGAATAGATTCCCGTCTACAAATCTAATCATTACCGATTATCTCCAGAACCGCCAAGAACATTTCTATTTTTTCTATCTAGAAGTTTTGCTATATTAGTATCTAGAACTTGTTCCATATTTATATTCATTTTATTGAGAAATCTTTTAAGTTCTTCTATTAATCCGTAAATATCGTGATTGATGAAACCTCTCGAATGTATGTCGTCACCATGTATTATTTCTTTACAATGTGAAACTACATCATTTATAGAATTATTTAAAAGTAATATAGAATCATATATTCCGTAATTATCTATAATGAATTTAAGACTATCAAAATTATTGTATTGTAATTCTATTTTTAATTCACTACATATTGCACTTATATACCAAAAAATATCTCCAGCTTCTTTTATAATATCATTTCTTTTTGTTTCTGTAATCTCATAATTATCATCCCTTATTGCTTTTTTAAGTTTTTCTGAAAGTTCTCCAAATTCTCCAATCAATCCTAGAGTTGGATATGTTAAATTTTCACCAATATTAGGATATACTGCCGTACTTCTTGCTGCTTTTTGATACTCCTTAATATTCATTATTTATTCCTTTATATATTTCATAATGTCATCTAAAACTTCATCTGCCAAACCTATTTTAACAACTTCTTCTGCCGTATATATTTTATCTATAGTACAAAGCTTCTCTATTTGAGAAGTAGTTATTTTTGGATTTTTTATTTTCATTTTTTCTCTATAGATGTTATACATTGTCAATCTGTCCATTTCAGATCTTTTTGCCCACACTTCGACATTTTTAGCATGACCAGAAAGATTCGTTGATCCGTCGTGTATAACAAATTCGCAATTTTGTGATATAACTCTTAAATCTGCTGCCTGTATTATTATAGACGCCATACTTGAACAATTACCAACAGCCACTATAGTTATATAACATTTTGATGATTTTATAGTGTCGAATATGGCCATTCCATGCGACCACTCTCCACCTATATTATTCATTATTATAGTTATTGGCTTTTCTGATATAGAATTAAGATATGTTATGCTTTTTATTATTTTTTCTGCCATAGAAAAATCTGTACCAGATTCACTACCGTCTTCTTCTTCGAATAGTGAACCCATATAGACCATTCTTTTTGGGACGAATACGCCATAATCAAAATATCTATCTAAATCATCCTTTGAATAACGCGACATATTTAAATCTCATTTAAATATAGTATATCAGATAACATCTGTTCTTTATTATTATAGGTATAATCGCCAAATTTTATTCCGTGATTTTCTAAAAATTCTCTAATTAAATCATGTATTTTAATTGCTTCATCTTCTGTATTATATCTTATACCATTTTCTTTATATCGTACAAGATTTAAAAAGAATATTTGTTCATATTCATACAGTCCCTCTAAGCTTCTTTTATAAAGCTTGCTCAATAATATATTTTTGTCATTTATATCTATATCTTTAGATGTTAATAAGCCGTATACATAGGATAGAAATGTTGGAGAATCTGATATAACCATATTGCATTTATCTAACGCATCTCTTTCTCTTGAATTTTGAGATTCCCATATCATATATTGATCATGTATATTTGGATACTTATCGTATTTCTGTATGAATGATGTAGCATATTCTATCGGACAAAATGCTATACCATGAAATTCCGTATTTATTTTATTTGTTAGCCATTGTGCTGTACTTGTTTTTCCGCTAGATGGAGCACCACAAATTGCTATCTTTCTTTTGAAATAATCCCACGCGGATAATGGGCAGGTTGCAAATTTCCTGCCTGTAAAAAAATCTTCAAGTGATGGAAGTGTAATACCATCTAAAGATTCGACTTCAACAATTAATATATTGATTGGATGCGAAACAATATCTACAGTTACAATAAATTTGTTATTCTCTTTATGAAGTATACGTCTTTTTTTATTTACAATAAGTTTAGTTTTATTTCTTAGAAGATTAAAAGAAGGCCAATCTATTTTTGTAGAAGTTTCCTCTCTGCCTTCTTCTTTTTTGTTATCTGATTTATTTTCTAAAAGATAATTATTTTCTAAATGTCTTAATCTCAGATTTTTATTTAAATAATAATCGTTTATATAAGTAGTAGTCATTTCATTACTAGAGTATGACGGAAATACTTTTGCTAAATTATCTATATCAATTGATCTAAACACATATGATCGTTCTTTTTCTATAAACATTTAATTTCTTTCAAGAAAAGAGATAGATCGCACCATTCACATTTTTTGTTTTTATTAGAATCGCACATAGGGCAAATCCATTTGAAATTGTTTGTATATATGTATATAGTTAATATTTTATAAATACAATCTTCACATATAAACATATTTCCACAAATTACTTTTCCGCAATTGTCATCTTTGTTATTTAGACATGTTACGCAATTCTGCATTTATAATCTTTCTTAATTTTTCTACAACGATCATATAATGGTTATGACATAATTCTATATAGTCTTTAACATTCCATTCTTCGTCTGTTATTGCTGGTTCGCTTGATATTAATTCTGTCAAATCCGGTCTTAAATAATATAGTTTAAGTTGAATTTCTTTCTGTCTTTTTTCTGATGGATAATCAAATATTACTCTTTTTCCATTATCAAATACTACCCTTCCATCTAATCCGTCTTTCATCTTAGAAGCATTTTTGATACTATCTTTAGCACATGTCTTTATTATTTCAATCCAACAATCAAGCAATAGTTGAATCTCTTTAAAATTATCCATTTATTATTTCCTCTATTTTATCTATATAATATTGACTACAATCTATTCCAGTACAATTTCTGTTCAATCTTTTGCATACTATAGCTGTTGTGCCAGACCCGATGAATGGGTCTAGAACAGACGCACCCTCTTTAGAATGCCCTAGTATTATACGTTCCATAAGTGCCTCCGGATGTTGGGTGCAATGAAATTTTCTTTTTTCTTTAAAGGTTCCACATATTCTAGAAAAATCCCACACATTATCCGGCATTTTACCACCACTAGCAGCCCTTTTGTCACCGTACTTTTCTTGTCTAGCAGATGGTATTTTAATATTTTCAGGATAAATTGTATCTTTATGTAACCAATATATTGGTCTAATAGAAGGAGTGTATCTTGTTTTATTTGCTTGACCGAAAGTATATCTCCAATAAAGTCTTTGTATTAAATTTACTTCTTCTTCTAATATTAAATTTTCAATAATTGGAGTCCATTTAGCGGCGAAACTTACAAAAACCGGACCATCACACATAGTACATGATTTTAATATCCAGTGTTTTAGTAATGTTATATATGCACCATCTTTTAAGTTATCATTATAATTTTCGTATTTCCTTCCTTCGTTATCGGGTGGATCAAGAAATATTAAATCAAATCTTTGATACGTGATATATTCTTCGAATTTACTGCATATTAGATTAATCAAGTATAATTTTCCTTTTTAAATTTTTACTTTTAATTTCGTGGCTATCTCCATCGGGATTTAAAATTCTTTTTTCTAGTTCATTTATCGGTTTTTTATTTTTATCTGTTAGTTTTCTTTTACTTATACTTTTTAAATATTCCATACCATGTGGGTGTACGCATTCAGAATACTTTGATTCAAAAAATATGAAAGCTAATTCTGCTTTTTTCTTAGTTTTATAATCTCCCATTACAAATTTTTCATTTGTACTGTAATCTATAAAAATTATTGAATACGGCTGATAATATGGAAGTGAATTCTTTACTATTTCTAATTTTCCAGCCATACAATATTATAACTATTTTTATATTTTTTTTCTTTTTAAGAAAATAAATACATTTGTCAGCTATAATAAGTTATGGGACTTAGTGTATAAAGCTTTATTATGAATATTAAATTTGGGTTAAAAATTAAAGAAACTGCTAGACTTTGTGCTAAGGCTATGAAAGATTTCGTTATGAAAGATCCAGAACGGGAAGATGCTATTGAGGAAATAATTGCAAATGCGAAAAACAACGAAGGTATCGCAGGAACTGATAGATCTGGCGACTCCAATAATAAATAAATTAGCCAAGCAAAGAAAGAATAAACATACTTTTGCATATTTTGAATCAGAAGATATATTTCAAGAAATATGGCTTTTATGTTTAGATGCACTAGAAAGATATGATCCAAAATGTGGAAAATTGGAGAATTTTTTAAGCAAACATCTTTCGCATAGAATAACTAATTTAAAAAGAGATAAATATTTTAGACCAGAGAAAGATCCAGATTTATCCAAAAGAACATGGAATAGAATAAACATAATAAATGCAATTCCTATTGGACATAATGACATATCTAATTCATCTAAATCAACATATAATTCACTTAATCAAAAAGATCCATTAGATGTATGCATAACTATAGAATTAAAAGAATTTATTATTAATAAATTACCAAAAGATATGATTAAAAATTTTGAATTGCTTATGAATGGAGAAAGATTAAAAAAAAGAATACTTACTCCATTAAGAGAAAAATTGCTTGAAATAATAGACGAATACAATGTCAGTTAAAAGCAAACAACTTCCTAAAAATCCAGATGCTGTTAAGATATTGATAGAAATGTCAGATCAAGGATCTACATCTGAAAAAATAAGGGATAGATTAGAACAAGAATTTGGATATAAATGGAGTATAGAGACAATAAGGAGATGTAGACAAAAATTTACTTCTGATAAACAAATAAATAAAGGAATTAAAAATAGCACCAACCCAACATTGTCTGTACCTCCACCGGGATTTGATGAGGTAGAAAAAGCACAATGGTTTAGAGATCAATTTAAAAAAAGTCATTTATTTAAAACTCTTAAAAATCAATTTACACAAGAAGAAATATCTGGATACCTAGAAGAATATGGAAATCTTTGTTGTCAATTCGAGGACATAGTATTTAGTGAATTTTTTCAAATAGATGATTTTTTGAAACATCGCATTCTTATTAATAGACAATTAGATTTTATGAAAACTTTACAAGAAGATGTTACCGAACTCACAAAGTGGTTCATTGATAATCCAGTTAAACCAGATGAATCTCAAGAAGCAAAAATGCAAAGAGCGTCAAGTTTTCAAAAAATAGATCAGGCCAGAACCAGTTTAAATAAGGCTAGCGAAAGATACGATAAATTGGTAGCAGAAAGACAAAAGATATATCAAAATCTTGCTGCAACCAGAAAAGATAGAATAGAAGAATTAAGAGGTGGAAAAGAATCTTTTTTTAGTTTAGTAGCGGCATTGCAATCGTCAGAAGCAGAAAGAGATAAACAGGGCAAATATGCGGTACTAACAAAACTTGCGTCAGAAGATATTAAAAGGGTGTTTAGAGAAAAGGTAGAATTGGCAGACGGATCAAAGGAGCCCCTATTAATGGATAGTGAAACATTCCTGGACGAAAAAGAGGACGAAGATGAGCAAACTGAGTAATTTAGTAGGACAAAAATTTAATAGATTAACTGTAATGAGATTTGAAGGCAAAAATAAAAATAGACAATCAATATATTTATGTAAATGTGATTGTGGTAAAGAATTAATGGTCCTGGGTTATACTTTAAAAAATAATCACACAAAAAGTTGTGGTTGTCTTAAATTACAAAAATTAACTAGGCATGGTTATAGCAGATCAAAAATATATAATGTTTGGCACGACATTGTTCAACGGTGTAATAATAAAAATAATTGTAATTACAAGTATTATGGTGGTCGCGGTGTTTCTGTTTGTGACCGATGGCTTAAGTTCGAAAATTTTCTTGAAGACATGGGAGAACCGCCAACGAACAAGCATGAAATAGATAGAATTGAAAATGACTTAGGATACCATAAAGAAAATTGTAGATGGGCGACTCGAAAAAATAACAATAGGAACAAAAGTAATAATAGATTAATTCATTTTCAAAATAAAGATTGGTGTTTTGCAGAATTAGCAGAAGTTTATAATATTTGTCCGAATACATTAAGACACAGGCTTAATAAGGGTTTATCAATAGAACAATCTATTTTAATGAATTCGCAGCAAGGTAAAAGATTAAAAGAAGAGTCAAATAATGTCTAGATTAATATTGCCATCATATAGTGTGATCAGAGACAGTAGAGAGAAGGATGGTTTTGGCTGGATTTTTGAAAAGCAATTGGATACCAAGAAGCCTCCGAGATGTAATGGGACTATAGTTCAAAAATTGGATACGGGCGATTATAGTGTTGTTGGTTATGAAGATTTAATCTGCATAGAAAGAAAAGACGATTACGGAGAATTGTGGGTTAATTACAGTAATAGGGCTACATTCGAAGAAGAAATGGAAAGAATGTCTAATATAAAGTATAGATACATTCTTATTGAATCAATTTTAACAAAAGATCATTTAGATCTATCTCCGTGTCAATTTACCAGAAGTGTTCCGGGAAAAGCCCTAATCTCATGGTTAGCCTCATTATCTATAAAATATGGAGTACATATAATACCAGTTGGTTCATGCGGTATGGCATATGCTCAACTTTTGTTTCAAAATATACTCAAGATAGAAAAAGATAGATGGGTATTGCAAAATTAAAAAATAAAGAATCGTCTTTGGCACTTCACGATATTCTTAACACCGACGAAGGTTATTATGGTTATTTGTTTCCATACAGGAAAAAGGTGCCAAAAGTAACGAAACATATATTTACTGATCTAAAAATATCAAAGAAAAAAGTTGACCAATTTATAGTAGATAAAATGCTGGACATAGACTATATAGGGTGGACTGCAAAAGTTGTTCTTGGCTTAGATTTATTTCCAATACAGATAGCGGTTTTGCAAACTTTATGGAAAACTCCTTTTCCTTTATTTATAGCATCTCGTGGAGGAAGTAAAAGTTTTACGTTAGCCGTCTACGCTGTTTTAAAGGCTCTTTTAGACCCCGGTGCTAAGATAGTTATTGTTGGTGCGGGTTTAAGACAGGCTAAATTAGTTTTTGCTTATATAGAAAATATATGGAATTCCGCTCCTGTATTGAGAAGTATAGTTGGCGGCGGGAAGAATGCTGGACCAAGACAAAATGTTGATTTGTGTTATTTTAAGATTGGTCCATCAATTATACAGGCTCTTCCAATGGGTGATGGGTCAAAAATAAGAGGATTTAGAGCAACGTGCATTATTGCAGATGAATTTGCATCAATCCCAGAAGATATTTTTGATGTAGTTGTAAGAGGTTTTACGGCCACAACAAAAACTCCTGTAGATGAAGCAAGAAGACTTGCTATAGAAAAGAAAATAGAAGAACTTGGTATTCCTAATAATTTAAAAGGTGATTTTGTTAAAAAACCAAAAGGTAATCAGATTATATATTCTGGAACAGCTTATTATCAATTTAATCACTTTGCTAAAAAATTTGATATGTGGAAAGACATTATATCGAGCAAGGGAGATATGGATAAAATAGCAGAAATATTTGGTGGTAAAAATAATATTCCAGATAATTTTGATCCAAATGATTATGCATTAATAAGATTACCTAGCAATTATTTACCAGATGGATTGTTAGATAAAAGGCAATTGGCACATGCAAAAGCTACTTTACCCAAAAATATATATGATATGGAATACAATGCAATATTCATAAAGGATTCGGATGGATATTTTCCAAGATCATTAATAGAATCATGCACAATTAAACCTTCTAGTTATATCGTTACACCAGACGGAGAAGTTTCTTTTACTCCAATGATGAGGGGTATTAAAGGTAGAAGATATGTAATAGGGATAGATCCCGGTGCAGAAAGGGATAGATTGGCTATAACAATTTTAGAAGGGTGGAAAAATCATTATAGAGTAGTTTATTGTTGGTCAACTAATAAAGATGAATTTAATAAATGTAAAAAACAAGGATTTACTAAAGAACATGATTATTATGCCTATTGCTGTGCAAAAATAAGAGTATTAGTCAATTTGTTTAATCCTATTAGGATAGAGATGGATAGTCAAGGTGGGGGCTATCCTATTTCTGAAATGTTAAGAACTAAAAAAGGATTAGATGGGGAAAAGGGAGAGTTTCCTATATATGAAGTTGTAGATCCAGAAAATATAAAAGAATTTGATGGCGAATCTGATGGTCCGCATATATTGAGTCTAGTTCAACAATCTAATGAATTTAACGCTTATGCTAATGGCATTCTTCATAAAAGTTTAGAAACACAAAGGCTTTTATTTCCAGCATTCGATACTGTTATAATGCAAGCCGCACTTATTGCAGAAAAATCGTTAGATATTAATAGTGATACTTATGAAGAATGTGTCTATAACATAGAAGAACTTAAAAATGAATTATGTACAATACAAAGAACCGAAACCACTACAGGCAAAGAAAGATTTGATACTCCTACAAGTGTAACTTCAGCTATAGTAGAAGGCAGATATAAAAAAGGAAGATTAAGAAAAGATAGATATACGAGTTTATTGTTGGCACACAAATATATATATTCAGTAGATGTTACTCCTGAAAGCGGCATTGATTATAATAATGTTGCCGGTAATTTTAAGAAAGTAAAAAATCTCGATCCAAATATGGCACTATATCATGGTCCGGGTATAGCGGGTTTCACTAATGCCGAAGAATGGATGCGTTCAACTAAAACAAAGAATGCATTACAAAATGGTGACATAATTTAATATTGTGTATAAACAGTTGGATTATAATGCGATTACTATATGAATGAAGAAAATAAAATGTATATTAAAGCTACAGACCAAAATTTAAAAAAATACTCTATTCCAGATAATAATGTTTTAATGAATAATAAATCCATAGCCTCATCGTCTGATCCAAGATTGATGAGTGGATTCAACAGATTTGATACAGATTTTCATAGGCCGGAAGATAGAATACCCACAAAACATCAGGATATAATACAATTATGTCAAAGTATTTATAAGAAAAATGGATTTATAAGAAACATTATTGATCTTATGGCAGATTTTGCTTCTGAAGGAATGGACATAAGATCACCAATAAAAAGTCAAGAAAAATTCTATAAAGAATGGGCAAAAAGAGTTAATCTTCAGGGTCGTGCTCATGATTTTATGAAATTAATGCTTCGTGACGCTAATGTTATAATAAGAAGAAAAACTGCCTATATTACAAAACCAGTTGTTAAAGAAATGAGTAGGGCATTTTATGATTTCACAATAGATAATGTTGATGAAAAGAAAGTAAGTGAAAAACCAGATAAGATATTAAAAGATAAAACTAAAATTCTAAAAAACGAGATTCCTTGGGGTTATACTTTTATATCTCCTGTTATTGTTGAAAAAATAGGTGGTCCAGTAGGCAGATTCTTTGGTAGTTCAGCGCTTGGGATGAGAATAACTACCGAGTTGGCACAATCAATAAATAACCCAAAGACTGATGCGGAAAGAAAATTCATTTCTAATTTACCATCAGAAGTTATTGCTGCTGCTAAAAACAATTCTAAAATAATAGCCCTTGATCAATCAAAAATGTATATAGATTATTACGAAAAGGATGACTGGGAAGATTGGGGTACACCATTTTTATATGGGGTTATAGAAGATCTTTTACTAAAAGACAAAATGAAACAGGCAGATAAATCCGCTTTGGATGGAGTAATAAATACTATTCGTTTATGGAAACTTGGAAAATCTGATAGTAAAATTCTTCCTACTCCAGCGGCAGTCAATAAATTACTTACTATACTTCAGCATAACGTTGGGGGTGGAAGCAAAGATATAGTATGGGATGATATGATTGATCTTCAAGTTGAATATCCTCCAACAGATAAGATACTTGGTTCTGATAAATATAAGAGTGTTAATGCCGATATAATTAAAGGGCTTGGTATACCAGATTCTTTAGTTGGCGGAACTGATTTGGGAACAAGAAATGCGCAAACCGGCTTTATACAACTAAAAACATTAGTAGAAAGATTAGAATATGTAAGAGAAAAATGTATAAATTGGATTCAACTCGAACTAAATATTTTATCTAAAGCTATGGGTTTTAAAAAAACACCAATTATAACATTTGAAAGCATGTCTCTTAGAGATGAAGCCGCAGAAAAACAATTGATGATACAATTACTTGATAGAGGTTTAATATCTGTGGAAACTGTTCATAAAACTTTTGGCAATGATTTTACATTAGAATTAGAGAATTTAAGAATCGAACAAAGTATACGAAATAAAGAACCAAATATTCTAGAAAAAGCAAATCCATATTATAGACCGTTAAGTACAATGCAATTTCAAAAAGACACACAGTTAGAATTAGAAAAACTTAAACAAGAAGGATCACTCGTTGGTGATAATTTAGCTGGCGATCAACCTAGAAAAGAAGGTATAAATGGTCCCGGTAGACCACCTGGTAATAAAGACACAAAACCAAGGGATACAAGAACGCCAAAATCATTGTCTGTACTTAAATCTGTTGGAGAAGAATTTCTGTCAGAAATAGATTGCATAATAGATCCAATATTTTTATCTAAAAATAATATTAAAAACATAAGATCTTTAACTAAAAAACAAAAAGAGGAACTCCAAAATATAAAGCATTTAATACTATCAGGAGTTAAAATTGATGATAAAATAACAATGGAACGAATAAAAAATATAGTATCAAATTCGTGTTCATCTAATATAAACGATTTCAATAGGATATTAAAAGATCTTATTAATGAATATAAAATAACTAATAATAAAGAAATGTCAATAGCGGTGTATAAATCGCTTGCTAGTTCTGCATGGGCAATAATGCACGGAGATTAATGTGTCTTTAAGTGATAAATATATAAAAATTATAGAAGAAGCCAAAAGCAAGTATTCAATTGGAGCATTTGGTGATTCGTCTTTTCCGGATGCAGCTTTTATTGTTGAAAGGGGTGCTGAAAAAGATGATTCTGGGAAAACATTACAAAAATTCAGGCATTTACCACATCATAACAAAAATGTAACAGATCCCAATGATAATTCAAGTGTTGATATTCCACATCTTAGGAATGCACTCGCTCGTGCCAGTCAAGTTAAACCAATAAAAGAAGCAAAATCCGGCTATGTGTCAAGAGCGACAACACATCTTCGGCGTCATGCCAAAACTCTTTTAAAAACAAGTAAAACTAATGCGGAATTAAAAGAAATTCAAGATCTTTGTAATGAATTTGAAATTCCATTTGATAATAAATCGGAAGCTGCTATAAAAGTAGTTAAAAATGGTGATGCAGAAATGCCTTATTGTGTTATGTCAAATGGTAAGAAAGTAAAATGTTATAATCGAATGAAGGATGCGCAGGACCACATAAATAAAATTATGAAAGGGTAATTTATGGCAATCGCGGTTATTTCTTTAGATATAGAAAAAAGAGTATGTACACTAACAATTGATGGCGTACTTGTACCATCAGACTCATTATATTTTAATAAGAACAAGGATTATAATGGTAATGATTACCTGTCATTTGGCTATATGACAGTTACAAATGACAAAAATGGTATGAAACAGATGGTAGAATATATTCTTCCTAGAGAAGAAAATGAAGATATGCATGAATATTCGGTACAGAAAAATGGTCTTGCCTGTAGAATAATAGATAAAACAAAAGAATTAATGAAAGACGTTGCTAATTTTTTAACTAAAAAGCCATAATTGAAAAGTATTTATTTAAATTTAATTTGTGTATAAAAATTACATGAAGATATATAAAGCAGAACAAAGTGATGGTTTATTAGATATTTTAAATAAAAGTTTTGCTAATATTCAGTGTAAATTTACAATTTCTAATAAAAATTCTTTTGAAGATCTTTTAAGGGAATTATCTTTAGCAGAAAATATTAATTATGTTAAAGATTTAATAGGACAAGATCAACAAGATTTAGCTTTCATATCATCAATTCTTGTTAGTGCCGGATGGAATTTGAACGATGATATATTTATTCCAATAGAATTATGGAAGGCAAGATATACTCCTAAACACAAACCAATAAACAATGAACATAATGATACGGAAATATTGGGTCATATAATAGAAAGCAGGGCTGTTGATAAGGGTGGTAAAGAAATAATACTTAGCGAATCAGATATTATTCCTGATGAATTTGATATAGAAGTTGCTGGTGTTTTATATAAATCATTACCTCAACTTAAAGATAAGATAACTAATATTATAGAAAAGGCTAATAAAGGCGAATTATTTGTTTCTATGGAATGTTGGTTTGATGATTTAGCTTATGGAATAGTGGATTCTTCTTCTGGTAAAACTACTGTAATAGAAAGAAAAGAAGAAACTGCATTTTTAACAAAACATTTAAAAGCTTATGGAGGGACTGGTGAATTCAAAGGATTTAAGGTGGGAAGGATTTTAAAGAATATTGTATTTGGTGGACAAGGATTGGTTAAGAATCCTGCTAATCCAGAATCCGTTATAAAAATTGCTGCTAACTTAGAAGGGGGTGCAAAAAAAATGGATGAAGCAACTAAAAAGCAATTAGATGAGGCTTTAGCTAATTCTGCAAATAAAGATAAGCAGATAGAAAGTCTTGCCAAAGATCTTGAAGCATCTAAGGCACAAACCAATATGTTTGAAACTAAAGTAAAAGAATATGATGCAGAGATAAAGAAATTTCTTTCTCAATTATCTACTGCTGCCGAAGATATAAAGGGTTTAGAATCTGAAAAAGATGAATTAACCAAGAAATTAGAAGAAGTTACTGCTAACTTTAATAAAGTCAATGATGAGTTGGCTAAAATTACTAAGGCTAATGTAACTAAAGAAAGAATAGAAAAACTTTCTAAAGTTAAAGATCTTTCGGAAGCAGAAATAAAAGAAGTTGCCGAAATGTCTGATGACACATTCAATGCTGTTCTAAAATATGCAAGTATTAATACAGAAAAGAAAGAAACTAAAAAAGAAGAAGAAGTAACTGCTTCTGTAAAAGTAGAAACAAATGAAGAACCAGTTTTTCAGGGCGGGAATGATGACGTAGAAGATAAATCGGCAGAAATAGCTCAAGCTACTGCCAGATGTTTACTTGGTATAAATAAAGAAGAAGGGGGTGAATAGTAATGGCTCTAAGACCAGATCGTGATTACGCAGAAGTTACCGATATTTCGCAATATTGGTCAGAAGTAGCTGCTCAAAATACACAAGAAAAAGGTGGAATTGCTTGTGTAGAGACGCAGGGTTCTGGAGTAGCATTGGACGATATTACTAACGTTGTTCAATATGCTGATAGTGCTTCTGGCGCTGTACCAAAAGGCATTTTGCTACAAGATGTTAATCCTCCAATGAGTGCAACGCGAGATTTCAAGAACTTTGCAAATATGGAAGTTCGTCCGGGTGAAAAGGTAACATTGCTCCGTAAAGGGTGGCTTGTTACTGATATGTTTGTTAGTGGAATCAGTATATCTGTTGGTGGACCTGCTTATGTTGGCCCAAGTGGGCTAATTGCAGCTACATCGGGTACTGGTTCTTCTGTTATCGGAAGATTTGAAACCACGCTTGATGCTGATGGTTTCGCTAAAGTTTATGTTGATATTTAATAGAAGGGGGTGAAACAGAATGAAGTCAAAGAATAAAATACAAAAACCTACACAAGAGATGATAGATCTCTTGAGAGACACTGGATCTAATGATCGAAGTGTTTCTGAAAAAGCTATGAGATCATTGGCTGCTGCTCTGCAAGAACCTCTTCGTGAAGGTTTGTTAAATGGAGATATTCTTAATGGAATTTTCTCTGTAGAACAATTGCAGCCAGGCGCTACTGCTGAATATTCTCTAGATTTATATCAGCAACATCAGGATGGGCAATATACTGCCTATCAGGTTCCAAGTGAAGGTGCCATTCCACAAAGAACAGTTTCGTCCGATAGTATTACTGTTCAAACATTTACTATCGCCAATTCAATAGATTGGCCTCTAAAATATAGTCGTGATGCAAGATGGAATGTTGTTGCTCGTGCTATGGAAGTAATGAATAACGGATTTGTTCGTAAAATTAATACCGATGGTTGGCATGCACTCATAACCGCTGCCGCTGGTAGAACCGACTTTGCTGGTGGCGCACCTATGGTTTTTGATAGTGCTGCTGCTGTTGGTCAGTTTACAAAGAGATTAGTAAGTCTAATGAAAACATCTATGGCTAGATTGGCTGGTGGTAATAGTGCCACTCCTAATCGTGGTCGTCTAACAGATCTCTATATCAGTCTAGAAGCATTAGAAGATATCAGAAATTGGGATATAGATGACGTAGATGATTTCACTCGGCGAGAAATATTTGTAGCATCAGATAGCGGTGGTCCTCTAGCATCACTTTATGGTGTTCAATTACATCCTCTATTCGAACTTGGTGTAGGTCAAGAATATCAGACATTCTTCGAGACATTGGGTGTGAGTATGGGAACAAGCGACGAAGAAATTGTTGTGGGCCTTGATTTGAGCACAAATGATTCATTCGTTATGCCAGTACGTGAACCACTAACTATTACAGAAGATCCTGCTCTGCATCGCAGACAGAAACAAGGGTTCTATGGATGGCAGGAACATGGGTTCGCGGTGCTCGACCCACGGAGGGTTATATTGGGCTCATTATAGGAACCTTTTACTTTTAATGAAATTTGGGGGATATTTTTCCCCCATTTTTCTTATAAAAAAAGTAAAACATTACGAAAATTTATTCAATTAGTTGCTATAATACCATATAGGAAAAATGTTTTTTGGAGAAATACATGAAATTTGATTCGGAAGATGTTAAAAGGATCATAGATCTTTATGTGAATGAAAATAAATCGGCTACAGAATTATCTAAAATATTTAATTGCACAATTAAAACTATTACAACTTATTTAAGAAATAATAATATAAAAATTAAGAATAGTGGATATTGGCACAAAAAGGTAGAAATTGAACAAATAAAATATGACTATGAAGTATTAAAATTATCCACGACACAAATTGCTAAAAAATATGGAATGAGTAATTCGTCTATTTTTTGCAGATTAAAAGATAACGGTATACAAATCAGGACAAGAAAAGAAGCTGTAAATCGTCAAATTCCATTATCGGAACATGAAAAAATTTGCGATTTATACATTAATGATAAAACACAAAATTGCGGAAAGATAGCAAAATTATACAATGTTCATAAAACTACAATAGCTAATATACTTAGAAATAACGGAATAATATTAGAAAAATCTATAGGAGAAAGAAATCCATCTTTTAAAGGTGGAATAACTCCATTACATACAAGAATTCGTAATTGCGAAAAATCTGAATTTTGGAAAAAGGCTTGTTTAGAAAGAGATGAATATAAATGCAAAATAACCGGAGAAACTAGAGATTTGCAGGTTCATCACTTCCCTAAAACATTTTCTGAAATATTCGAAGAATTTTTAAGGCTATATCCTAATTTAAGACCAATAGAAAATTCTGATAAACTATTTGAGTTAGCACAAAATTATGAACCGTTCTGGGAGATAAATAATGGATTAACTATTTGTGAGTCTGTTCATAAAAGATTGCATACGAAAAAGGGTGTAAAAGATGAAGAAATAATTGCTCTACATAATCAGGGGTGGTCGTGTGAAAAAATATCTAATCATTTTGGTAAATCAAAAGGATTTGCCAGATCAAGATTATTATCTTTAGGAATACAATTGAGGGATGTCGGATACTATAATGAACAAAGAGGATCTATAACAGAAGAAATAAGTAAAGAAGTATTAGAAGCCTATGTCAATAATGAAACTACAAGGAATATATGCAAAAAATATAGTATTAGTAATGGAACTTTATATAAAATATTAGAGGAAAATAATATAGTGCCAGGGAAAAGAAGGCGTGACCAAAGAAGTGATGCCACAAAACAAGCCGAAAGAGTAATAAAATTAAATGCCGCAGGCGTAACTATCGAAGAAATAGCTAAAATATACGAAGTTAGCGAAACTACCATAAGGAATATTTTAAAAATCAATTAATTAACCCAATCCCACTAAACTTACATGTCTTGCTAAAAATCCAATTTCTTTTGACTTATGTGTATAAACAATGTAATTGAACGGTATTTTTATGCGCGATAGCAAAATACTAAATTTATATTTAAAACATAGGAAAAGCATAAGAGATATTTCAATTTTAGATGGAAGAAGCGAAAGTACAATTTATAAAATATTACTTGAAAACAATATTGAACTAAGAGATAAATCAGAAGCCAATAAGATTGTACCTGATAAAATTCTTATTAAACTTTATAATTTGGGCCTATCATTTTCTCAAATAGGAACATTGATGAGAATAAATCCAACGACAGTATCAAAAAGATTCAACTCATTGGGATTCCCAACAAGATCTTCTTGTCTTGCTAAAAACATAAAATATTCTGATGATGAATTTAAAAAATATTTTTGCAATAAAAGATTTATAGACAAAATAAAACTTATTGAGAGTTAAATTATGATAGATATTGGTCCATTTCAATTAGGCCAGATGGATATCGGCCCATTTCAATCAGAAAGTCAATTAGCTTCTGGAATTAATACATCTGGCAATTTATTTGTACATGGTTTTGACTTAATTAATGATAACATAGAAACTTTTGTTGGTGGACATATATCCTTTAATAAAAATACTATTTTGTCCGGACAATATATCTATTGGACAGATGTTTTTTCTACTGTTATAGAAAGAATTAAAATAGATGGTACTGATAGAACTATTATTGTTAGCGGATTGTCTATATCACAGGGTATTTATGTAGACCAAGATAACAATTATCTTTATTGGATTGATCGCGGAACAGATAAAATTCAAAGATCTAATCTCGACGGAACTAATGTTATAGATCTTGTTACTTCTGGACTTACAGATCCACAAGGCATTTTTGTTGATATAATAAACAATAAAATTTATTGGGTTGATTTTACACTTGGAAATATTAAAAGATGTGATACAAATGGATCTAATATAGAGATTTTTGCCTCTGGTTTATCTGGTCCAGAAGATGTATTTGTAGATAATGTCAATGATAAAGTGTATTGGACAGAATCAACTAATCCAAATGATTCGGTTAAAAGAGCTAATTTAGACGGTTCTAATGTAGAAGTTATTGTTAGTGGTATAAATAATCCGGAAGGAATAGATTTAGATTTAACAAATAATAAAATATATTTCGCAGAATCTGATGGAAAGAAAATAAGAAGATGTAATCTTGATGGAACTTCGTTAGAAACATTGGTTGATACTATTGGAACACCCGTTGGTTTAGACATTGATGTAGACAACGATAAAATATATTGGGTAGAAATTACTCCCGATACAATACAAAAATCAAATTTGGATGGTAGCAATCAATCAACCATAATTTCTGGATTAGCTTCTAGACCGCAGCAACTAGATTTATATACATCTCCAGAAATCATATTTACGAATTTATTTATACATGGAAATGAATCGTTAAACGATCAAATAAACCTTGTATTGCCTTATCCGAGTTTTATAACAGATACATTAAACGCCTTCTTAAAAGTTCCTGAATTTATTGATAATTCAATTGTATCTTTTATGAATGGACATATAGTTTCTACTAGCGGTGTAGATTTGTTTACAATCGGTAATAGTTTATTAACAGATGAATTAACATTATTCCTAATGGTTCCAGAAACTATAAATAATGATGCCAATCTATTTATTAAAGGAACAGTTTCTGGTCTTCCGGTGTCTGAATTGGGTGATGATGATTTTGGTTTTAATTTAGATATAGTATTTGCTAGATCGGATTATAGTCCACAAATAATAGGAAGATTTATAACAGATCCAAATACAGTAAGTATTCAAATATATAATATTATAAGTGGTGTAAATACTTTGGTTTCGTTAATCAGTGATGAATGCTATCAAATAGGTGATACTGGAAGATGGGCGTGGTCAACAAGTAATTTACCATCATTGCAAGAAACAGTGAATCAGTTTATTTTTGTAATGACCGGTGACAACTTAGAAACATTTAAAGGTAAATTTATTATTAAAAATAGTGTTAATATAAATAGCGGCAAAATACCAAGAGATAATAGTCATATTAGGAGAGTGTAGAAATGTCTGTAACTATGTATGCTATAAGCGGTGTTGGTGATAATACTAATAGTGGATCTACAACCTCTTCCACTCCTAAAGCAAGTGGCACCGGTGCTTCTACTATTGTAGGAGCTACAGTGGATTTGAGCGTCGATACGCCAGATTTATCAACCGTTGTAATCGGTGATACTATACGACTTAATGCAAGAACAGATGGTAAAAATGGTAGTGATATATTTGAGATTACTGCCGTTGATGACGGTCTTGACACCGTTAATGTTTCTCCTGCACCAAATTCCATAACTTCTGGTGTTACTTGGGCTATAGGTGGTGCATTTGCTACTTTAAGTAAATTAATATTCTCTGCAAGTGCCGGAGATGTGCTTTACTGTAAAGGAACATTTGACGAATCTATAGATATGGTTAATGCTGCTGCAAATGGTGCAATACTTGCAAATGGCGATTTAGCAAATGCATTTCCTAGATTAATAGGATATTCAACAACTCCCGGTGATAGCGGTATCGCTACATTGGATTCAAACAACACAAAAAGCAATGCTATTGTATTAGTTAATAATAGTAATTATTGGGTTTATGAGAATATAAGAATAACAAGATATACTGGACAAGGATTTAGAACTGCTTTTGCGTCATTTCCTTCAATGTTCGTTCATTGCGAAGTAGATCATTGTGGAGGAACATTAGCATTTGGTGTTCCCAATTATTCTACTGTAATAGATTGTTATTCTCATGATAATGCTGGAAATGGATTTGAAGCTACAGAAATGTCTTTCTTTGGAAATTGTATTTCTCTTGCTAATAGTGGCGTAGGATTTTATGGCGGTGGAGGAAATCATTATTTTAATTGTTTGTCTAAAGGCGATTTACTTGGTGGATTTAGACAAAATGACGATACTAATCACAAGAGTCTAATGATGTTTAATTGTTTAGTTGACGGTTCTGGTATAACTCAAACTGGCATTCGCATATCAGATGATGCACAGGTTAGACAAGCGGTATTGATTAACAATACTGTTATAAATTGTATAAGCGGTATAGTAGCACAAAACGATAATGGTATATTTGGAAATGGTTACAATAACTTAGTTTATAATTGTGTTACTCCAAGAGTTAATTTTACTGATGTTGTAGGTTCAATTTCTGGCGAACCATTATTTGCAAATTCGGGAATTTTAGATTATACTCCTGTTGCCGGTGGTTCGCAAATAGGTGCCGGATTTGATTTAAGATTATCTTCTTGGATCAACTTTGTATAAGGAGAAAATATGTTAATAGAATATGAATATTCTTTAGAAAATCCGGTATCAATAATAGGAGAATTTGACACTGGCAGGACAGTAAATATTGAGTTGTGGGTTAGCGGCGTTTTGCAAACTAATATAACTACGAGTGGATGCAATGAGGTTGATTCTACTGGTGATTATACTTGGTCAACAAGTAATATACCATATCTTTCTGCAAGTATGGTTCAATATCACTGGCGAATGTCATCGGATTTGGGAGATACTGTTGAGGGCGATTTTTTGCTGAAATCAATAGAAGGCGTAGACGGATTTATGCCAAGTATTAATAATAAAGATAGTTATATTCTTAGAATTTAAGGAGAAACATGGCTACTTGGAATGTTGATCTTGTTTTAATGCTGAGGGTTTTGATAGGAGATATTAATTCTCCACAGAAGAATACTGATCTTTACTTACAAAGAATTTTAATAACGGCAGGCATTATAGCACAAAATGAAATTGATTTACCAAATGATTATATTTTTGATATAGAAAATATTACAATAACACCAGATCCTGTTGCAATCAATGATGTAATTACGCAAGCGCTTTTACCGTTAAAAGCTGCATGTATTTTAAATCAAGCACAATTTCAAGTTGCTCTTGGACAAGGCATTAAAGTCAGAGATGGCGATTCGGCTATAGACACAAGTGTAGGATTTAGAGGATACAGAGATATACTTCAATATGGCCCATGTGCTGCTTATGCCGCTCTTTTATGGCAGTTGCAATCATCTAATAGTGCTAACATAGGAGGTGCTGTTCTTAGTCCATATAGGGGTCCAAATGATTCGCCAATAGATACCGTATCTTGGTTTTATGAAAATGTTGTATCGTATTTAGATACTTGTCGCTACAATAGAAGGTTTTAAATGTGGCCATATTTAACGATAATATTGATTTTTCAATTAACGGCATTCAGACGCCACAGACACTTTCTTGTCCAGCACTCGATCCGTTAGCTACAATTCAAATCAGTCAAGAGTTAATAGAAATTTATCAAGGGAGAATAGATTCTTTGATAAATCAGTTGGGCAAAAATGTTCTTTTGGAATTCGATCCAATAAAAGAACCATGTACAAATTGTGAATTTGATATAATTAAGAATAGATCAAATGGAATATATAAGATGGGGGGATCTATTCCGTTTACGAGAGGTTCTAAATGTCCGTACTGTAAGGGTTTGGGATTTTTAGAAATTAAAACAACAAAATGTATAAAATGTTTAATAAAATGGAGACCAAAAGAACTCAAGAATTTTGGAATATCTGTAAATAAAAATTATAATATAGTAAGACTCAAAGGATTTTTAACCGATATAGACGATTTTATAAGAGCAAAAACCGCAATTGTTGATTATGATATACAAAATATTTTTAATCAGAGAGTTAGACTCATACGCGGTCCTACGCCGGTTGGCTTGAGGGAGGATAGATATATGATAAGTTATTGGGAGTTAATTTAATGTCTATAACAAACGACCTTAAACTAAATTTAAACACTGGAACTAAAATGTCTGCTCATACACTTTCTTCTATTATATATATGGTTGTTAATAATTTAATGACAATAGAAGATGCCAGAACAAAATTAAATCTTTCTGTAGATTCTAGTATAGATTTTGATAATATGATTGCTAGTTTTTCTCTTCTTTCTGAAAATGAAAAATTGGCAATTTATGGTAAAATGGAATCCTTGAATATAATGTTTCAAGATGGTTTTATAGACGAACAAACATATAATTTAAATGTTGGTATTTCTGGTTCAGGAAAAGTAACATAATATGATAAAAGTCGCTTCAATAAGAACGGGAATACCAATTTCTGCGACACAACAAACTATAACTATTCCAAACATAGGTAGCCCAAAAGCCGCAATGTTTATAATGAATAGATGTCCAAGTGGAAGCACTATAACCCCAAGTGTCGCATTCAATATAGGATTTACTAATGGTTCAGGTTCAAATCAATTAGTTTATGCAATAAACTGCGAAGATAATGTTGGAACGTCAGATACACATAGGATGTCTAGTGACGATCTATGTATGATTATGCTTAATCCTACCGATGGAACCGAGGATTGTAGAGCAGCATTTGTTGAATGGGTTGAGGACGGGGTAACAATAGAGTGGTTAACTGCACCGAGTGATGATTTTACATTAACTACAGTATTATTCGCTGGTGATGTAAGTGAATTAAATACATATATAGGAACGTTTACAACTCCTGATGTATTAAATTCTGGTATTGTTGTAAGTGGAATAGGTTTTGAACCAGATCAAGTGATAGGTATTGGTGGTGGTGGAACATTTGGATTTGATTTAACGACAAGGGGTAATGCCTGTCTTAGTTTTGGGTTTTGCGACAATGATAATGGAACTGTAAAACAGGGATCAGTAAATTATTGTAATTTAGATAATTTGGCCGATACATCCGTAAGAGCATTGGTATCACAAACTTATTTTGCTCGTGATTTTGCAGGAGACTTCGGTGCGGTAGAACTTGGCGATTTTAATTCTTCAGGATTTACTGCTACAACAAGAATTAGTGGCGCAGGAATGATAATGGGCTTTTTGGCCCTTAAATATAATGGAAATGTTAAACACGATCTTGGATTTATTAGTACACCGACTTTTGCTACTGGTATTCAAACAATTAGTGGTATTGGATTTGGTCCACAATTTATAGCAGAATTACAAACAATGTGTGGTACATATGACACACAAATTACCGATTTTAATGCCGGATCAATTGGAATAGCTACCTTTGGAAGTGGTATGGTAACACCATCGTCATTTCAGATGAATCATAATTTAAGATCTCAAACTGGTGCCGCTACCAGCAATGAAGATAGCAGAACTTTTGGTAATACTACATTTTTAAGAAGATCTGATGAAGCACTTACAGTTGGTATAACATCTACATTACAATCTGTATATTATGATGGTTACAGTAAAAACTTTTCTTCAAATGTAGGAAATAAAAGATGGATTAATTTACTTATAAGTAATCCGATATCATCTAGTGGCATTAATTTTTATATTAATGGTATTGGCACTGAAACAGATAATCTTAATTTGTCTATAGTAGGACACGAGAATTTAATAGCTAGTACAGTTGATATCTATTTTTCTACTTTTTTTTCTAATGAAGTAAGAAGAACCGATCCAAACGGTAGTTATGAACATGTAGTATTTTCTGGTTCTCCTATTATAAGCGGATACGCACAAGCCATAGATATAGATTCTATTAATAATAAACTTTATTTTACAGACGATCTCTCTAATGATGCTATAATGAAATCTGTTGATTTGGATACTCTTAATTATAATGATATAATATCAAGTCCAAATATAGATTATGTTAGAGGATTTAGAGTATTAGATGCAAGCGGATTAATGTATTGGATAGATGTCAGCAATGAGGTGTCTGGTGGTTATGGCGAAATAAGTAGGGCAAATCTAGATGGTAGTAATCAACAATTAATTATAGCAGAAAGCGGATTGATACCACAGGATGTAGATATTGATCTTGTAGAAAATAAATTATACTGGACAGCAAATAAAAGTCCACTTATTTCTGGTTCTGGAATAACTTGGTCTATTAGAAAATCTAATCTTGATGGATCTAATATAGAGATAATAAGTTCTGGAATATCTAGATTTCATGGCGGTATAGCAATTGATTCTGTAAATAGAAAGGTTTATTGGGGTATTGTTAGCGAGTCTTATCCTGATGAACCAACAATGTATATATCTAACTTAGATGGAAGCGATAGACAGATATTTATTCCCAGTGGATATAAAAGTCCATACGATATAGATATAGATGAAACAAGAGGAAAATTATATTGGACAGAAACTATTTTACCAACAAGAGGTTTATATAAAGTAAATCTAGATGGAACTAATATAGAGCAATTGCCGGTAGATATAACTGTATGCGATGAGTTAGTCTGTGAAAATGATCAGGTGCTTTCCGTTAGTGTTGATGAAAGATATTATAGAAAACTTTTTATCTATGGATTTGAAGTAATAAATGATAATGTCGATCTTGTTATTTTTGGACATGCAGAAGATTCTAATAATATAGAAATATTTATTTTTGGTAATGACTCTATTGTAAATAATATAGATTTATTCATCGAAGGTGGTGCTACTGCCGTAACCATAACAAATGAAATAGATTTATTTATAACTGGTAATGAAACAACAACTGATAATATAAATCTTTTTATTTACGGAAAAGATAATCTAAATGATATTTGCGATTTTTTCATACATGGTTTCGATTCATTTAATAATAATATAGAACTTTTTGTTTTCGGTCATGATACCACAGAAAATAATAAATTATATACAGGAACATCCCATAGTATATCTCCACCGGGAATCTTAAGGAGATCTAATGAAGATGGTAGTAATCAGGTATCATTAGTTAGTTCGGAAAATATTTTACAAATATGTGCGGATCAATATGAAAATATTTTGTTCTGGAATACTGATTCTATAATAACAAAATCCGATCTTAACGGAAATAATAAACAAATAATAAATAATGGAACGGCAAATTCTTTAGATGTTGATATTGTTAATAATAAAATATATGTCTCATCTGTTAGTGGAATACGAAGGTTTAATTATGATGGAAGTTCTGTAGAATCAATTGTTACCGGAAACATAATTGCATTAGGAATAGATTATTTAAATACAACAAGTTTATATTTTTCACCCTTTGCATCCGGAAATCATATATTTAAATCTAACTTGGATGGATCAAACGTTCAATCCATATTTTCTCTATCTAGCGGTAATACTATAAGCCGATTAGATGTCAATGTAATTGATTCTACTATATATTATTATACTACACAATCTAATACAATTAGAAAAATTGATACTAATGGTAACGATTTAGGAATCGTTGGTTCTGGATTTCCTCCAATATCTACTACAAATCAACTATCTGTAGAGCCATATACTGATAAAATTTTTATAGCAAATGATAATAATGGAATATTCGTTAGCGGAACCATTAATAATTTTCAACAAATAAATATTAGTGGCTTTGCATTATCCATAATGATTTTGCCGTTAGATGCCATAACACTATTTTTAAATGGTGATGAATCAATAACTGATAATATAGATTTATTTATACGCGGATATATTTTATTTAATAATAGTACGAATCTATTTATAAATGGGCATGAATTAAATTCACAAGATTTAGATTTATTTATAAATGGTCATGAAATAATCGCTACAAATATAGATTTATTTACTTATGGAATTGATAGTAGTTTTAATTCATTAGACCTATTTGCACATGGGTATGACACAGAAAATAGTGGATGTGATTTTTATACAAATGGTAGTCAAGGATTTAATAATAATATAGACTTGTTTGTTTCCGGAATAGGTCTAATAACTAATAATATTACACTATTCATATCTTCTATGAATACATTTTCTAGTGGAATAGACTTATTCATTTATGGTATAGATTCCAATTTTAATAATATAGATTTTGTAATAGTTGGTAGCCAATCATTTAATGATGATTTAAGTTTAACAATATTCGGCAAAGATAATAATTTTGATGATTGTGATTTATTCACGCACGGCAAAAATACAGAATTAAATTCTATAGATTTATTTATTAACGGTTCTGCACAACATTCAAATTCTATAGATTTATATATAAGAGGAAAAGATAATAATAACAATAAAATAGATCTATTCATAAGTGGTATACCATTGAGTGTACTCTTCGTAAGCAACATAGACTTGTTTATATCGGGTCTAGACACCGTAATAAACGATGTAGACCTTTTCTTGTCTGGCACAATTTTAATAACTAACAATATAGACTTATTTATATATGGCATAGCATCTATAAATAGTTCTATAGATCTATTTGTTAAACAAAATGATGAAATAATTGATAATATCAACTTATTCATTCGTGGATTACGACAACCAGATAACCAAGCTTGTCCCGCTTTAGATCCAACACTACCAATCCAAATAAGTAATGATTTAATCGAAATCTATCAATCTAGAATAGATTCATTAATAAATCAATTAGGGAAAAATGTATTACTTGAATTTAATCCAATAATTCAGCCATGTACAAACTGTGAATTCGATATTATTTCTGGCAAATCTAAAGGCATTTATAAGTCCGGTGGACCAATACCTTTTACCAAGGGCCAAAAATGTCCATATTGTAAGGGAATCGGTTTTTTGGAACAACCAGTTTATAAGTGTATAAAATGTTTGATACAATGGAATCCTAAAGATGCAGAGAATTATGGAATATCTATAGACGATCCTGCGAGTATAGTAAGACTCAAGGGGTTTTTAACAGACGGGGATGATATGGTAAGAGCTAGGGCGGCAATAACAAATTATGATATACAAGATGTAATTAAATTAAAAGTTAAATTAATAAAGGGTCCAATAATTGTTGGATTAAGACAGAGCCGATATATTATTACTTTCTGGAAATTACTGGATTCATAATGATAATCAAAATAAAACCAGCCACAGGATTCGATGAACAACTAAGAAAAGGTGTGTCTTCTAGAATGATTAAATCGCTAGATAATAGATTGGCAATAAATGCACAAAAGATATTCGAAGATATAGGAGATTATATAGCTGGTGTTTTTGAAAAAACAGATGTTGTTAGATCTTTAAGGGGCAAGGGGAGTGTTGATCTTCCAGCACATTTTGGATTATCTGATTCATCAGCTAACGAATTAGTAGATGGCATGGTAAATATAATAATAAATTCTGTATCATTAGGATCTATAATTAAGCCGAATGGCGGATCTTTGACCATAAAAGCGGTTAAAACAGATTGGGAAAGCTATCTATCTCTTCCTGGAGCGCAATATATTTCTAAGCCATCCAATGCCACCATTCCTGTTCTTGCATGGATGCTTATTGATCCTACTATAGATATAGGACAAGCCGCGTATCAAATTGTTTTTGAAGGTTCACCAGGATTTAATGTAAAAGTATCTAGAAGCGGCAGGGCGATAATGAAGTCGCTTGAGTCTCTTGGTGGTGGAGGTGGATACGTACTTCCAAGCATAATAAGTAAGTCTGGTGGAGAAAATTTCATTGAATTTGCAATAGGACAACCAAATGTAGCTCAAAGAGCAGCAGAAATATTAATAGAGAGGATAATATAATGTCACTTACTTTAAAAGGAATTGGT